AAGCGTCCTTGTGATAGCAGAGGTTCTGCTGGACAATCACTCCGGCATCAGCAGCAGCGGCCACCCCGCCGCAAGCAGCACCACCTTTGAAAATAACCACTGCGTCGGTACCTGGTGTGCCGGAAACGTTCTGATAAGCCCCGGAGGTAACGATGGAAGGAGCAATCTTCATTGCGGCGATGGTGGTGCCGGAGGCGGTCACATCTTCCGTGCAGACAAACTGCTGAAGGTGGGCATAGGGCTGTTTGGTTTCCGGGTGAACAGCATAGTAGCCGGCGATGGTGAAGACCTCGCCTTTAGCAATGCTGGTGCCGGAACCGAGCGCCTTTAGTGCAATGGTTGCACCAGTAGGTGCAGCACCGTTGACGGTAATCGAACCGGTGCGAGTGCCAAGGGTATTGGTCGGCAGGAGGTCGTTTTCAGCGAAAAGGAAACCGGAGGTACGGCCCATTACGCCGTCACGGTATTGAGTGGCGAGTTGTGCAGAATCCTGGAACAGACCCTTCAGTCCTTCGACCATCGCCCCGGATGCGGCGGAAGTAATCAAAGCGTTGCGCTGCTGATCCCGTGGGGCTAGGTACTGGTTCAGTTTGGTCTTGGCATCCAGAAACGGCACCAATGACGCCGGGGTGGTTTTGGTGGTGCCAGACATATTGTAGATGTCAAGCGCCATGCTGAGGGCATCGGCTTCGATGTTGGAAGCAAGAACAGACATGGCCGGCTCGATGTACCGGGCGGTAAAGTCGTCGATTGACATGGTGAGTTCCCGCGTGGAGAAGTTCATGTCAACGCCCTTCTGGGTCGCCTGGGTCAACGTTACGCTCTGGTCCGTGGCATCCTGTACATTGAGCGTCTTTCCGGTTCGCACGGTGAATTTAGACGGCAGGCGGATGCGAAGGGATTCGCCAATCTTACCACCGCTCTGGGCAAACTGGTCGTCATAATCGTGGTTGATGCTGCCGATGAAATTGCATTTGGCGTGCAGGATGTCCAGCGCCTTGAGGGTAATCTTATCCGGGGTGAGCTGCGTATTACTCATGTGGTACTCCTTACTGACTCGTCATCACGACAGTCATGGGAATGGGTTAATATCGTCTGCCGAGCTTGGCCAATCTCGCTTTTTCGGCCTTCAACCATTCCTCACCCTCAAGTTTGTCAATGTCAACAACAGCGTCTCCGCTTTCGATGGCATTGATGGGTTGGGGTGCTTGTGTTACACGCTTAATCGGTTTCGGGTCTGTAGCGGCGAACTTGGTTTCAAGTTTAGCAATCTCCTTGATTTGTTGTACTGGCGACAATGCGTTAATCCGTGCGGCCTCTTCTGGTTTCGATGAAAAGTAGTAGACGAGGTCCGCACTTTGTTCACTTTCGGCAATGGCATCAAATGTAGATTGCATCGGGAACGAAATGTCGGGGGCGCTTGCTACGACCTCATCAAAATCGTCATATTTACCCTTTGCTGCCTCCATCCGTGCCTTATGATTCTGGGCCGCAGTCTGTTTAGCTTCGGTAGCTTTCCGTTGTTCCGCCTGGTAATCCCTGACGGCCAACACCTTGCCAACATTCCACTGGATCATCGCTTCATTGTACTGGTCCCAATCCTCAAATTGATCTAGAATTGGTTTCGGATCATAACCAGGGGGGATAAAGTCAGTTTTAGACACGACTGGCGGTGGTGGAGGTTCCGGTGTGGCGGTTTTAAGCGCCTGTTGCTTCCAATATTCTGCCTCCTGTCGCGCTTCGTGCTTCTCCCTGGTGATCTCGTCAATACGTTTCTGAACTCTGTTTTCCTTCTTCGCTGTGAGTTCTTCAGCGGTCGGTTCAGCGGGTGCCGGTTCCGCTACTTCTTCGGCAAGCTCGGAGGCTTCGGCCTCGTTCGGTTCGGGCTGCGGTTCGATTACCTGATCTTCGTCCATTTTTATTCCTCAATTCTCGCCTGTTGGCGTATTTTGCCCGGTCTTAACTGGCCGGTAAGTGAGTATTAATATACTCTGTCCATACTCTGTTTTTTACTCATTGTCAATTACAATCCTTGCGGTTGTGGCTGGCCTGGGCTTGGTTGCGGGTTAGACCACTCCTTTTCTAATTTCAATGCGTCCAGTTCGGTCTGGTACTCCTGCATATTATGACCAACTTCAGCGGCTTCGGCCAACGCCAGATTTTTGATGCTTTCAGTCTTGACCTTGATTATATCTTCGACCATTTTCTCCATCTGTAATTGCATCATTGCCTGTTGCTGCGGGTTCGGCCCCTGGTCCTTATCCTTGCCGAACATCGCCTCTAGTTCTTTTGCAATATCAGCCGCTTCCGGGTAGTCCATGAGTTTGAACAACCGCGGCATAATAATCGGGACGGCCTGCGGTGCCACCTGGGCTATGCTGGTCAATACTTCCGAAAGGATCTGTTGCGCTTCCTGCCGTTGTGTCGCGTATGCAGGCCCAAGCGTCGCCACAATGTCGTATTTACCTTGAGTAATGTCGTTGATGATAACTTTCTGCCCATCAATAATGGTTTCTTTGTTGATATGGGCGAATGCCTCAGTGTCATCCGGGTTCATGAGACGCAGACCGCGTTCAGTGTCATAAATACGGGGGATTAGGTCGATTAGCACCTTGTATGACCAGTTGATAGCACGATTGAGATTATCATGATACTCGTAAGTGCCAACATCGCTAGATTCCTTCCGCTCCTTGATCGCAATGCCTGATTTCTCGTTGCTGGGAGCACCAAGGCCAGCCCGGAAAATGCCAATAGTATCCTCAAAATCCTGGTTGGCCTGCTGCATTGTCACCATTAGGCCGGGCTGTGTCTCAACCGGACGGCTCCGCTGCGGAGCTGTAGTGTTCCCGTTCTCATCGTTAAAAATGAGATATGGATAAGGGTGGAGGTGTGCTTGTGCCCATTGCTTCTCATGGCCCTCAATCTGTCGTGATCCCACCATAAACGGTGCCTTTGGAGAGAGTGCCACGGCTTCAATATTGGCGCTGGCTACGTAGTTATAGAGCCGTTGAGGATCGCGGGCATCCCGGATTAAACCCTTCCAGTGGGTTTTACCTTCGATGATAATTTCTTCCGGGTGAACATGGATAATAGGGATATACTTCCCGGCCCATTCCTGCGGCCCCTCTAGTGGTTCAATTCCCCCGCAGACCTTAGCCCACATGACCTTGTTTGTCTTTACCTTGCGTTCCTTTACCACTGGCAATGGCTGGCCGTTGGCATCCATGAACACTTTCTGCTGGCCGTTAGTGATAAACGCCTTCTTGTTTTTAGGGGTTTCCTCTACAACCGACCCATCTTCCAACTGGTAAATCATACGGGTAGTCGGCTCAAGATAAAAATACTCAGCAACCCGGATACCCTCACCATCGAACCAAATTGACTCCTCATCGCCCTTGGCCTGTTCGGCCAGTGATGTGGTGTCAACATTCGGGTAAAGCTGCTTAAACCGCTCTTTAGTGATTGTTTCCACGACGAAAGCATATTGCTCTTTACCCTGATACGGGACAACGGAATGATCCATGTAGACACTGAACGGGTTACGGATGGGAGCAATCTTGATATCTTGTTCGAATGAATCGTCATCGGTGTATTCAGTCAGTATGCGCCAGTAGCCGGGGAATCCTGCGGATGTTGCTATTTTGAAGGCATTGTCGTAAGCATAGGCCGCGCTGCTGTTGTACTCGATGTTGCGGATATGGCCTTCGATAATGGTTGCTATCTGTGGGTCAGCCTTAGAGTCAACTGGCCTCACCTTGATTGATGGTCGGTTCTGCCGCTGATCCCCCGTTACTGCACGCAGAAACTTAGGCAGTTTGTTGATGCTCAGGATAGGCCGGCCATTTCGGGAGTTTCTAGCGGCTTCGTCCCACTGCTCCTCCCCACCAAGCAGCATTTTGAGGTCAAGTATAGCATCGTTGCGATTGGCCGTCTGTGCGTCTATCACCGTCTTTAATCGCTTCCTGGCCGTGGTAATCATGGTGCTATTGTCTGCCATATTGCCTCCGATTAAATGCCCATCCATGATGAGGGGGGAATATAGTGGTCTTTTTGTTTTGTGACTGGTTTCCGATAACCGACGGCTAAATATCGCCAGGCATCAGCGGCATGACTTGAGTTATCGTGTAATGGTTGCTTGCTCCATGTCCCTGTATTGGGGTCAACATCATAACGGTATCGGCGCAAATCAGATATCCCGTCCGCACACTTGCGATCATCTATCCAAACGGAACTAAACAACGTCCGAGCTGCCGCAATACCATCAGCGACAGATAACATGGGGACAATCACCACTGTAAAACCCATGGACCGTAACAACTCTTCCACGCTCCGCCCAGTACCAAGCTGTTTAGCCCTAGCATCGGGTGGCAAATAGCACGTCCCCAGAACATAACCACGGCTACGGATTGTATCGGCATAATGTTGGATTGATTGGAGGTTATTTTGATAGAAGTCGATAACACGTATTTCCATCCCAACAGTCTGAGCAAACCAGATTGATGTATTGTCCGCCCATCCCAAATCCCAAAATGTGTCTACCTGTTTACTAGCATCATATGGGACTGAGCACAACCGCCCATCCTCTTGCAATTTCCGCAATTCCTCTGCGTAGATAGCGCCTTCCAGGCATTTCCGACAGTGACCTTCCCATACGTTCAGATATGCGTCAGGATCGCGCTGTTTGAGGTCTGCCATTTCTTGTTGGAGCACAGAAGGAAACCATGGGTTGTCTGCCCATCCTATTTTAACCACCGTACTATCAGTGGGAGGGTTGACAACGAATCGCTGATACGTGGCATCATCCTCCAACTCAGGGTTAAATGTTACCCATATTTCTGACCCTTCGGCGCGAATAGTGGGAATAAGAATATCCCATGAGGTTTTAGAGACGTTTTGGGCTTCCTCAACCCACGCGATGTCTACGGCTTCATATGATTTAATGTTGGTGGTATTGTGCTTTAGCCCCTCAAACGCAAACGTTGAACCGTTTTTACCCTTAATAATTGTCTGCTGTATCTCGTAAAACGTATCGAGCCCTAATTCCTTGATCTGGTCCGATAATAACCGATGGACAGAGTCTTTAATGGATTTCTGGAACTCACGAGCGCACAGAATGCGTAATGGCCGGGATGCTGCCATAATCAAGAGAGCACGAGCAACGCCCCAAGATTTAGCACCACCGCGACCACCGTAAAGAATTTTATAGCGTTTGGATTGGAATAAACATTGAAGTTTGGCGGGGAAATCAGCCTGCATCGGGGGTTACGAAATTAACTGTGATGGAATGCTCGACCGG